GATCAGCGTTAGTAGCATTAGCCTGTTGTCTAAACTGTGCGTTGGCATTGGCTTCATTCATATATGACTGAGACATGCTGTCTCCAAGAGAATTTGTTAGTGATGTATATGCAGCTATTCTGTCAGCATTATTACCAGTTCTAGTGTTTGCTAACATAGTATTTATGGCACTATCATATCTTCTATTAAGTGCCTGTCTCTCGTTCTCTAGAGATATCTCTGATGGCGCCATACGTGGCAATGATATGTTTTTATTCTTCTGCCTATTAGCATTATACATACCAATAGCATTTCCTGCCAATGAGAATCCAGCAGAGATAGCTGTAGGTAATATGGAGCTATTAGGAGAACTAAACGTAGGACCTTCTGGAACATATGCATCTTTTACATCACTAGATAAAGAAAGTCTATTTGGGGCATTTGCCCCTGTTATATTTTTACCCAGTGCATTTAGAGGGACATATGCCTTATTTCCCCAACTACTATATACTCCTCCGGATATCGCAGTTGGCAGTATAGAAGATGTTGGAGTTGAATATACATCTGGCTTCATAGCTTTAAAGGATGATAGATCCTCATCTTTAACTGTAAGACTTGGATCATCGAATAACCCACCGGTACCATATTCACTTTCCTGTTCTTCTTTCTCTGCTATGCCAGAGTCTACACGAAACTGCTCCTGCTCATCACGTAACTTACGTAACTCAGCGATCATCTCTTGCTTCTCTATGTTGTCATAGTCAGCACGTTTATATTTATTCTTTATCTCACGTGCGCGTTGTGCGAACGTCTTATCTTGCTTCTTCATTAGAATCTATTTGAAAATATATATTCACTCCCATCATCGTCTTTGAACTTAAACTCTCCTTCTTCCACAGTAGCTTTTCCGCCTATAGGAATACCACCGCGAGGATTCTCATAATGCTTACCGCCATTCTTATACTCAGTAAGGAAATCGTCAACCATATCTCCGCCATATGCAAATGGTTTAGTTATAGTATCACCAGTAGCACTTAAGTAACTCTTCCATGCATTATTCATCTTCATCCATGGTACCGACGGCTCTCCACCACCAGAAGGATTATTTATAATATTCATTGACCTTTGCACATCCTTTCTAGATCCAGGAGAATATACTACACTATCAGCTCCAGTTTTGTCCTTTAGGATATTCCTATATGTAAAAGAGGTGTCTCTTCCATTTATTGTTCTATACCCGGCAGGAGGAAGATCACTCCTGTATGTATAAGGAGCGTATCCAACATCACTGCCCAGTATCATTGGAGCTACATTAGAAGAACCAGCCTTGTTATATACTGCATTAGGATAATAATAATTGTTATCTGTGTCAGTTGACCCTGGCTGGAAGAAATAACTCCCTGGCTGAAAAATCGTTGGCTGTCCATATTGCTTGGCATATATAGGATCTGTCTTTGACACGTTGCCACCATCTGCTTTCGCTCCACCCGCAATCCATCCGAAGTATCTCTTCTGTTTGTCTGTTAGTTTATGGCCATTGGCAGTGCCATCGCGCAATATCTCTTTTGCTTTTGCGCTAGATACGCGTCCACCAGTAGCCATCTCTTTTTCTAGTTCATCCTGTATATAAAGCCCACCAGATGCGAAGTTATGGTCATTGTTTGTATATCCACCAAGTTCATGCGCAAAGTTTTTTGGGGCTTGCTGTTCGGGAAGACTAGTTATTCTTATTTTCATTTTCAATTTCTTTTTTATGTTTTAAGACAGAATCACATAAGAAATATAAATAATCCATACTTAAATCATTTTTCATTTGATTTACCGCCATGCATACTAATTGTATATTGTCTATGGTATAACCACGAGAAGAATCTATTCTATCAATACTAACATTAGTGGGAATTCTGCCGCCATTAAATATATAAGTCATGTCAATTCCAGATATAGCGCACTTGCCTTCTTGCTTATTCCACAAAGTTTTTATTTCATCTAGAGAAATATTTAATTCGAAGTTTTTCTTAATAGCCCTATCTTTCATACCATGCCATCTTTCTAATAATATTCTATCTAAATCTTTTCTGCCGCGATTACGCAACCGCCTATTTAAGTACTGATCTTTTTTACAATTCCTACATCTCTTATCTTTGCCATTCCTATAAAAAACGTCACTTTCTTGTGGACTATCATCAAAATTATTGTCAGGTAAAAATTTGCCACATATATAACAATATAAACTACCGTCCAAATCTCTTTGAATATACTTAGTAGTTTTCCTTTTCTTAGATATATTCAAAACCATATCCCATATTTTTTAAATTACGTATTTCATCATCAGATAAATCATATTCATTGCCAACAACATATCCTCCATTATCATGTTTTTTGCCACTAAAGTTACGTGCAAATACTGCCTTTTTAACTATAGCACTAGAATAGTTCCCCTTGTTGGCCATTACTCTTCTAGCAGCTTCCTGAACTGACATGCCATGTTTCTTAGCCCATGAAGTAAAAGATCCTCGTTTGGATGGCTTAATATAAATGCCTCCATTCTTATATTCAAAATATCCTCCACTTTCCATCTTGTTTAATTCATCAGAGATGCCAGCTTCTTTCATCGCAGTATAATAATCTGGAGTGCCAGTCATCTTGAGATAATCCTTTATATGGTCCGATGCGATCCTTCTAGCAAGCTTTTGGTTGCCAGTGTGCTCGTATTCAACTTTCTCTCCCATGGCCATCTGATCTGGGAATAACTGCATATATAACTTTGCGTCTTTATACGTGGAACTACCTTCTGGCAAATGTCCACCAGCCTTAAAGTTAGCCATTCCCATCGTATCTCCATCACCACTTAGTCTCTGCTTGATAAGATTATTCTTATATTCAGATAACTGTTCGTCCTTAAGAGCCTGCTCGGCTTCTTTGCTATCTATATTATTCTGCACAACCTTACCAGCCCCAGCCATAGCTATGCCAGCAACAGATGTAACTGGTATGACAGACAGAACGCCACCAACGCCTTGCATTATATTGCCAACATTACCCTTAACCCAACTGCCAAGAGCATAGTCGTCATTGTCTAGTGTATATGTATGAAGTACTCTCATATTATATATTTAAACTTCAAAAATATAACTTATTCAATTTATATACAAATTTATATTGATTTTTTTGCATTGCATATAAACTTAACATAATACATATATAAAATTAATTTTTAATTGGTCTATAATAAGTGCTGACGTCGTGTAGTATAAACTTATAATTATTTGAATTACTTCTTTTTATCTTTACTCTTAAGAAAGTGTCAACCATCCTATAGAATACTCCGCTATTATCATCTGGCAATAACCATAATCTCCATCGTCTTATAATACCCTTTATTGTATCTGAGAACCCATCTGACTGTTGAGAGCTATCAAATGATATCGTCTTTACTATTGGCGTCTGATAACTGTTGCTTACAGTAACCTCGCTAACAGTCTCTTCTGTCTGATATTCGTCATCGTCATTAATAACGTCTACGCGAAGGTCTAGTATATCGTATTTATCTATTATGGTAGTATTAGGATTGATAATCATGTCAACATACGAGTCGTATACTGTACCATAAAACTCACCATAATTACCAAGGTTATGTCTATATACAGTATCCCCAGTAGATGGTATTGAATATAGATGATCATTATTAGTATACATCAATGATGGTTCAAACGAATATCTTGATGAGAACGTATTTGTATATTCGTTATATACTATAACATTTTTATTTACACCATCAGATATATAAAATAATATCTCTTTAAACTGTGGATCGAAAGCTGTGACAACATATGATATAGTTCCATATGACTTCAGAAGACTTCTTATACCAGTGGTTTCAGATATTGGGTTATCTCCCTCTGTGGTTACGTTATATATTATTTTATCACTCCTGTCTAGATAGTATACCGCTTTATTACTTGTCACATAGTCTCTATAAGACTGTACTCCAGATGAGTTGGTAAGATAATCAAATCTAGATAACACTCCTCCCGTTCCGAGAGTAAGCCCTACTCCAGTGCTATCCTGAATCATTGACTTATCATTTACGCTCACTATGGCAACTGATTTATCTTGCATAGCAAACAATCTATTGCCAAAATGAAACACTGCATTTATATCTCCAAACTTATTCTCTAGCTCCATATATGTATCTGGCTTAATATATGTCCATGAGTCAAAGTATTCATTATTAACCTTTGGATCTGTAGCAAATATTTTTGTTGGATAATCTTCTATGTTTATACTGTCAAATGGCTGGCACTGTATTGTCAACGCAATGTTGTCTGTAGAATATACCTTATTATACGAATATAAATTACCAAGAGAATCAGGATAGGATTCTGGCCAAAAAGAAACTCCCTTCTCAAATGTTTCTTCAAGTGCCCATACAGAATGACCATCATCACTATTAAACGGAGTATCAATATATTTATTTATTAAATCTGTTCTATAATTACAATCTATAGAAGACTCAACCGGAATATATACTATCTCTTGTCTTGGATCACTATTTGTCCATGTAGGATGCATAGCTCTAAGATATGTAAAGAATGTTATAAATGTATCACCATAGTAGCACGTGTTAGTAGTAGTGCTTATATTATTAAAGCTAGAATATGCTACAACGCTATTATACGTTCTAGCTTCATATGTGTTTCCATTATATTGTGTGTTAAATGAATTGCGTACATATGATGCCATGAAATACGAAGCATAGTCAGATGTATTTATATATAGATCAGATTCTAGTCCAACATATAGTCTAGTACCACAATCATAATGTACTGTGGCTAGTGAATCTGGTTTATATGGCCTAATTTGTATTCCATTAATTGTAGCTTCAGTGACAGTACTGCTATTTTGTACTGGTATAATTTTTATTTCTGATACGTCTGCTAACGAATCTTGATCTCCAGGTGATAGATCATTATCACTACGTATTTTTAAGGCATATCTTATAATATCCTCTCCAATAGCCTGAGTACCTATTTCCGTGTATTTTAGTCGCCTATCTATTCTTATTTTATCATTAGATAGAAATGATATGCTTTTATTAAAATTTACCTCTGGAGACAAGAATTCAATTATATTCTTATATTGAGATACAGTACCATTAGTTGGTATGCCTATGTATGCTGCATTAGTTGATGTGGCAGACGAGTATGGCTTAGCTTTGTTAGAATCATTAGAATCATTATATACCGTTGATATTAATCCAACTGCCTTGACAGACTTATCTACATCTCCTCTTTTACATCTAAATATTTGCCATCCAGTTATATCGCTATCATCTGGGATATTCTTCATGGTTATTACTGGAAATAAGTAATTAGAATATATCTCTGGAACAATCGCTGACAATGGGTTTGGATCATACAATAATGGATATTCAGATAATGATGGCATCATAAGATCGCATATCCATTGTGGATTAGAGTATTGTAATTTATTATTATAAAATACAATGTATATTCTATAAACCTCGTTCCTCTGAGACGATTTCTTATAGTTGTTTATTTGCGTATTGTTATTCGTTACATCATTGACGTAACAGTAATGATTGTCATTAGAGTTATCTATTAACATCTCCTCTGTATCAAATGAAATAGATATATTTGGCCCTTCTGCTCCAAGTGTAACACCATCAGACTGATATTTATAATACTTAGACTCATCTCCATAGTTATCTAAGTCATTAAAGTTATTTATTCCATCGTGCGAGTATGTGTAGTTTGACCATCCAGCAGTATCCCAGTCGGATAATGAATCACTATCTGGAACCTGTACAACAACATCGCCCTCATTAGAATCGCTTACCTCTGCATTTATATAAGATATTCCAGAACTAAACGAATAGTTATATGTTACTGATATATTCTGTATAAAAGAGAATAGCTCTGGATAATAAACGCCATGATTAAATATGTTACTATACGTAACCTTGTACGTTAATGAGTTAGACATACCACTATATACTACCTCACTAATAGTTATGTACGCACCAGAAGGAGTTGTAAATACATATTCGGTTGGCACGGGATCTACATGAGGAACAGGTACATATATGACGTAATCAATACTAAAATATGAACTGGTTACTGCAGATATTGAGTTTAGCGTGTCACTAGATGATAATCCAAGTTTACTCTTTATGTTATTTATCTCTACACGAAAAGATGATTGTGACACATATGTCACTAGAGAACTAGTCTCCGTTGTATAATCAATAGTAATAGGCGATGTCTTGTTTTCGCTTCCAGAACTTGTAGAGGTATAATTCCTAAATCGTATAGCTCTACAGTCAAAAAAATCATTACTTATTGGATCTAACCAAGAAGGATTCCATACTCTTTCCTTCATGTTGGCATAAAACATAATACTATTTTTCGAAGATAATGAATTAGCATAATAATATGTTTGTCCAAGAATCCGGAATTCGTTTAACTCTATAGTTCCATATGTGGTATATCCATTATCTACAAACGTATATGATGTATTGCCGCCATACTCAAACTCTCCTACTATGCTTATTACTGGAGATACGTTTAATTCTGTATAGTGTATTGCCACCAGCCTGACTCTATTATAATTATCATCTAATGATGGTATTGTTATAGAAACAGCGCATCCAGTATTTTCCCCCAATTTAGTTCCACCAATATCTTTTGATGATGCATTATTAAATGTGGAGGTTAAATACACCACATTAGAACATGGAGAAAATGTAGTTCTTGCTCCATTCTTTATATACAATTGATATGAATATTGTACTACTCCAGAAGTATATGCGCCTCCAGTAGTGACAATGGCGCTAGGTTGTACTAATGTGGCAGATGGATTAATGTCGAATAATGTTACATCCATGTCTAGTGTAACATTATCAACAATCATATAACGTATTGGATTTATACCATCTGTCCAATATATTTTTCTTATATTGCTAGATTCATAAATACTTTCTGACTTTATTGGATTATCAACACTAAAATTAAGGTCAGTGGATTTATATATATATCCACATTTATAATCTCCAACAACCTGCAAATATTGATCCATATTTATTGGATCGGAAGATGTGTCTATCTGATCAGGGTCTCCTTCTAATAAATATATAATAGACATCGCATCTATAGTATTATATACAAAAAACACCATAGAGTTTTTGTCTGTATTGTTATAATTATTCCTTATAGAACATTGACCAATAACTACATCTCCATCTGCAAACTGAATCTTTAACACATTGCCCTTAAAATTATTTAATGCTCCGGCAGACAGCTCGTCTTCTGTTATTATACGCATGTTCTGCGCATCATAATACGTGTCAGAAGAATATTTATTGACAGATGTATCTCTGTCAATTCCCTTTATAAATGTCGATGTATGTTTCTCTAGTTTCATTAGAATCGTCTTTGTTCTGGAAGGTCAGTGTTCTTCCATCCGTATTTATGTTCATTAAGTTTTGGTATTGACCTAAGCATCATATTCTTTATACTCTCCATGAGATCATAGTTAGGATTATGCGCCTTAGACCTAGCGGCTCCTATATACCACAATGCCTCTCTATCGGACTCCTGCCATGTAAGCTTATCAGCATTATTCTTTGTCGTCCTCCATCTCTTCTTGTCTAGCTGAGCAGTTAGGTACGTAACAACGGCTCTTATGAATTTAATCTCATCAGGAACCATTGGCATTCCGAACTCATCAATAGGGAGTGCTTTATATGACATCTCTACGAATCCGTGTTTAAAGTTCGTGTATATATAACCATTATTCACCTTATATTTAGGAATAAAGTTAGCGCCTATGAAATTAGATGTATTGGCTCTTAATCCAGCACTCCTAACATCATCGACTATAGTCTGCATGGTATCTGACGCGTCAGTAAGATCTCCTTCATCTATATAGTTTTGTGCATCGTTAAGACGTTGCTCTATAGATGTTGGAGCTATTGACCCAGCAAGATTATATACCTCTGTATTCATCTCCTCAAGAACAGTTGGTGAACTAAAGAATAAATCAAGACTCTCGTGCATAGCAGTGAATCCAACTATCTCATTAGCTCC